ATTACACCTCCTAAATCGATACCATGTTCTTCTTTGGCGTACTGAAGGACTTCTGCGATGTCGTCCACCTGAGTTTTCCAGTCGGTGCCGTTTTCTGCGGCAATCTGCTTGAAGGTCTTTTGCCCTGTCTGAAGGGCGATCTTTGTGGCGGTCGCTTCCTTGGCCGGGTCAATCCACGGCTTCGGGTCCTTGACCCATTTGTGCTGGAAGAACTTCTGTTTGTCGCTCCAAAAGCCGGGGGCTTTGATGAGGCCCGCCAGAACCACGGAAATGACGAAGGTTTCATAGATCTCGTCCATGACCTCCAGAAGAAGTTCTTCATCCTCGACGTAGGTCATGCCATCTTCAATGAGACCCTGCCGGGTGCTGGAGTAGTTGCTCTGCGACATATCGCGGGAGGTGGCCTCATAGCTCAGACCCTGACCCGCTCCAATGAGCCGCTGAAAAAGTTTGATGAAGCTGGATGCATCGGTCGCCTGACCCTGCGGGTTGACGGCGTACACATCGTCGCCAGCGTTCAGTTCCCGGATCATGCCGGGGGTCAGGGTCTTGCCGTCGTAGCTGGTACGAGGCCCGGTCGCTGCATTCTGGCTGCGGCCAATGCCGGAGGTCGGCAACGACTTTTTGATGAACACCGAAAGGCAAGCCTCGATGCGCTGCTTCACGCTGACGGCGGTCATGAATTCGTTCGCATCCCGGATGCGGGTGATGGTCTGACTCATGTCGGACATTTCCCGCAGCTGGGAGGGCCGCCGCTTGCTGAAGTAGAAGATCACGTCCTTGGCGGGGACGTAGATCGGCTCCATCATGGTGATGCCGTCCAGCGCATACTGCCGGAACCAGTAACCGACCGGGCGGTTGTACTGGTTGTACTCGATGCCACCGACAATGCGGTTGCCTTTCTCTTTGGTGTTCAGCTGGTTGCAGTCCAGTTCGTCCACCTCGAAGATCTGCAGTTGAAACGGCACCATGCCAGCGTCGGTGTACCGCTTCACAAAGAGGATGCCGCCGTCGACTTTCTTTCGGCGCACGGCCATGCGCAGCATCTGGTTGAAGCTTTGGGTGCCGGTTACGTCGCAGTTCTGCTTTTTGCACCAGAGTTTCCAGAGCCGCTCGATCTCGCGGGCGGTGTCCTGATCGTCCATATAGGACTGGAGAACATAGCCGCTGCCGACTGTATTCCGAACGAACGGACCGACCACGGAGTTCATCATGTCGGAGTTTCGTTCGAGGTCTCTTGCTCTTGCCCGGACGGTGTCCCGGCTGTATCGGTCTGTAACCTCTGCGCTCTGGTTCGATGCGTACCAGCCGGAATTGAGCCGACTGTAGTCTCCGGCATCGTAGTGCCGGACCTCGTTCATGTACTGCCGCCAGACCTCGCGCCGTGCGCCCCACTCCGGGCTGATCCAGCCGATGATGTTGTCAAGCCATCCCATCCCGGTCACCTCCCATCAAAAAATGCGACGTAGGTATCCGAGAAGAGGCCATTGTCCTCTTCGGCCGCGATCTGCGCCGTCAGGTCGTTCCGGGTGGCGAGCAGGAGGTTCAGGTCCGCACGGGTCAGGCTGCGGGAACCGATTTTGTAGGACTGGCCGCCGACAAGCACTGCCTGAATCGCTTTGTTGACTTCTGCGAGAAGTTCGGCGGGGGTGAAGTTCCCGCTTGCAGCGATGTCTGCCATGTCATACCTCCTGTGTCGTGGCCGCTGTTGCAGCCGGGGTTGTGATGCTCGGTGTGGCCACCATGAGGATGCCACCGCCGAGAGAAGATCGGATCTGCCTCATGCCGTCGTTCGGGGCGAATGGGTAGAGGCCAACCTCCAAACCGATAAAGCCGGAGGTCGAAAGGGTCAGTAATCCAGACACTGTACTTCAACTCCCATCGCACTGGTTTCGTTCGCGGTGACGGTGACCTTGTCGGTCATGTCGGAGGTGCGGGGAATCAGCCGGGTGGCGATCACCTGACTGGTATTTGCCGGGATGGTTACCTCTGCATCGAGGATGCCGCAGGTGATGTACCCGGAGGTGAAGTTCTTGACCAGAAAGCGGCTGCCGGATGCTCTGAACTGGAACTCCACCGGGGCACCGCCTGTGGTGGGATGACGAATAACTTCCATGATTTCATTCCTTTCATTCCTGAAGCCAGTCCTCGTTTTGAGAGATCCAGCTTTCTTCGGGTGTTGGCTGTTCCGGCTGCGGTGCGGGTGCTGCTTCCTCCGGCACGGCCTGAAGATGCAGGGTGCGTACTCCCTGAATGTCGGCTGCGGCCAGTGCGTAGACCTCGCAGTCCAGATAGTGGTTGTCTGCGTGTGAGCTTTTCTGCACCCACCGCTGGACCACGCTGCCGTTGCTGGCCTTGACGTTTATTTTGTGTTCGGCGGTGACCATCTCGGCGTACTCCCGGTCGCACCCGGAGTAAACGGTCCATCGGCCAGCCTCATCCAGCTTTCGCTTCATGCGGGCGGCGATCATGTCCTTGTACTTGCCGCCGTCCACCAGCACCAGCGGG